GGGTTGGCAGATAGTAAATTATATTTCAAAAAAACTTATCTATATTTTGGTGAAAATGATTATAAACGATATTATAATGATGGACATTCTTTTTACCGTTATAATGCCGATGATGATAAGGATACTGATAGGTTATCACCTGCTACTCTAATGGAAGATACTATAAATCATTTATTCTATTTAACATGTGATAAAAATCAATTAGTTGAAATGTATTTCAGTGGTACTGGTAAAAAAAGTTATCCTATGTTAAATTTTAAGAAACTTGAAACTCATGTAACCGAATTAATTAATCTAGTAAGTGAGTCATTAACTAAAATGCGTAAATTTATTCCTAATGATATAATAGCTAAATATGAAAAAAATACACAGACTGATCGTATAATGGTGGGCGTGGAACCCGAAAATGTTAATGTCGTTTCATTGTTTTATTTAAAGGAACACTTAGTTGACCGACTTATTAAGAATAAATATAGTGGTGGATTATCTGATGCTAACGCCGGTTTAAAAAATATATGGAGATTTATTACAAACCTACCCAACCCAGACCGCAACCTCTCGCGAAAAATAAGACAAATGATTTACTGGGATTTAAATGATAAAATATATATGTTTAACCCCAGAAAAATAACAAATATGGAATGGTCTAAATTTCCCATTAATGTAATCGGTATAACAAAACAATCAGCTCTTACTACCGAACGGGTTCCTAACGAGGTTGCTAAAGCCCTGATGAAAAATGATTTTGCAGAAATTAAAGGAAATCCCAGTGAAATCTTCAGAGGCGTCGGATCAGTCGGTATTTATGGATTTGAAGGGGTTTATGATTATGACGAAAATGAGGTGAGCACTAGTACCGTATATGATAAGGGGTATACTAAAGAACCCATAAGTCCTGGAGTTTATGGTTTAATATTTAAATTTAATAGACTTTTGTTTCATTATATTAATATGTTTACCGATAGAACTAGTAATAAAATCTATTTAAATTTATTAGAAAAATTTGCGAATGGTATTAATTCATTCGAAATAATGAAAGGAAATGCGATAGATGATATATCTATTATCACCAAAGGTGATAATGTCACCCCTGTGTTTATTGTGTCTGAGATAAATCCAAAGTCGGTAATATTTGCTACAATGGCTCGCGCTATAAGAAATATAGTGACAGATAAAAAAACAATATCTACAGCAACCATAATGTCATTAGCCGAAACAAATCTTATGTCAGTTCCTGAATATATTAAGGATTTAATGAGAGCATATCTTCCTATTTTTGATAAACAACTTAATATAATATACAATAAAGCTGAATTAATCAAATCATTAATTGAAAATACTAATATAGATGTTTCTGGTTCAATTCCAGGTGGTATTAGTGATGCTGTACAAGATCCACAAAAAGTTGAACTAGACGGTATAGCATTATCGTTGAAAGAATCCATAGATGGCAATAATACTAAATCTAAAGACCATCTTGTTATAATGTTAGCGAGTATCGAGGCATCGGCAAGGTCTTTACAGCAATGCATTACAGGCGTTTATAAAGAATTATCCGACATTCCTCTATATTTCGAGACTTATCAAAATTCTATTACTGATTATAAAAATCGCAATAATCAGTTACCATTCATGCCATTATCCCATGTTTCTCATCTACTTAATAATCAACACAGACTTGTAGATGGTGCTGATAGTTTTACTATTTCAAAAACGGAAATAACTGGAGGAGCCGGTAATGATATGCAATATTATACATACAAGGGTTTAATCCCACACAAAAATAATAGCGTTGGATCTGATGAATTTAAATTTGCATATGGTACAAGAGGACTGTTATCCGATAATCACGAACCGAACATTGAACACGCGCCTGGAGTTCTTGATATATTAAATAGATATAACTCGAAAGCCAGTTCAGCATCTTATGATAAACGAAAATACACAGATTTATTTACAAGCTCTGTACACTTATTGAGATACGCTACAGATTACATCTATCATAAAACTTACTTAGGCGATAACAATTTAGATAAACTTACTGAATTTTTCATAGTAGGTTCTGAACATAATAAAATTGAGGTATCCCATCAAAATATACTCCAACATTTGGCATGTCAGACCGGACGATGTGGATTAAAAAAACATAATTTAAGAAATGGTGTATTAAAAAGTAATGATGATTTCTTTATTAATACAAATAATATAACTTTACTTATTGAAAATGATAATCATAAACAGTCATTATATAAAATGATCGATTGCATTATGAATAAAAACCCAAAATTTGATCATAACGACAGGAAAGCTCTTAGGCTATACAATATATTGGATTCCAATATAGTACCTATTAATTTTCATTCATTACAAAGAGAAATACCATTAGTTAACATATTTAATTATTCATATACATTTGACCACATGATTAAACAATTTATAGGAGTTCAAGTGAAAAATTTACCAACCGATAAATTTTTATATTCGGAATTCCCGACATCCTCAGACTTATCGAACATAGATAAAAAATACTATTATCCCGAGGATACTTTAGTTCGTATATTACTACAACCAAGAGGAGTTAGATACGTACGTGATTATATACATGGCATCAATAAATTAATGGTAGGAGATGATTCAATATCTTTAAATAGACCTAAATATCTAAGTGACCAATTGTGGAATAAAGTATTACTTCAATCATCGGTTCATAAATATACTACCGGAAATGACACACCTGATGTTGTTTGGGATTCAAGTTCAGACCCAATAATGAAGCAATTAAACAATGCTAATAGAAACAGTCTTGTTGATGACGTTATCTCGAAAAGAAATGAACCGTTTTTTAGCGAACCCCTTGATTATATCGCAAATGTATCACTTAAAAAGGAACTTACATATATGAAAAATTACCCAAAATCCGATAAAAATCTCATTGGAGTACATTTTCACCCAAACAATAATATTAAATTAATAGATTTAGGCTCTGATGATAAACTAAAAATATACCAAAAAATTGGTTATGACAGATATCATACTATGATAGTTCGATATATTGAATGGTTTATCCATTTGCAGCGCGTATCACGTCTTCTAATGCGTGAGCAACTCAGTTGGGTGGAAGATCCTATTGTTCATAAGAGCAATGCTCTTAATGAAAAGGTTACTGATTATGAAGGTAATCGTAAATTCGAATTAGATGATTTTGAATAAAATTTGTTAAATTGCTTGTTAAATCTTGTGTTAAATATTAAAAACCATTTAACAAAAATTACTAATTCAAAAAAAAAATATTTTTTTATAGAATAGTTTAAGTTAAATGATAGAATACTATATATGTATTATTAGTTGGTTTAAATTCTGAATCTCCTACAGATTCGTCATTTAATTTATACCATCCATTATATCTACGGGATATTGCCCAATAATGCCCCCCGTTTAAATTACCTACGTGTTCTATCTGTGATACGGCTTCATATATTAGTTTTTTGCCATTTTTTCCATTAAAATTTAAAGTTTTTGGAAAATCTGTATACACATCTAGTTTTTCATCGCATTTATATTTTTTTGATAACACAACCAATATTTCAGGCACCATAGTGAGATTATTAACTGTATATTTTTCTGAATTATCTTTGCATTTAGGACATATATAATCTTCTACATATCCAGTTTGCTTTGCCAAAAATTGGCTCATATCTGAAGCATTATCAATATGCTTAAATTTTTTTATTTGTTCAGATTCTAAACTATGCGGAATAGTAAAAATATTATTCATACTTATGACCTTTGATATCCATTTACCACAATTATAACATTGTATAGAGTTGCAATATCTATGTAAAAACAAGTTTTGGATATTAGTGAATTCGTCCATAGAATCCAATAAATAATTAAAACCCTCACCCGCGCATTGTTGCCCAGCCATAAATTCGCGCGATCTTTTATTATATTTTTTGCATAATAATTTAATCATTGCAACCCATATCCGAGGACTATAGTTTGATAATTTTTGATTATAATCGGGTATTTCGCGTGTGTCATGTTTATGTTCTCTTTTTTTATCTATATCATTTCGAAATGATAATACTAATTCAACCATTTCTATTATGATACTTAATACCGGATGTTCATTATATTTTTTTCTCTCTTTATTCTTAATAATTTCATCTATAAACGATGTACAACTTAATAATGATTGTAGAACGGAATTAAAATAACAAGTAGCCCCCATGTTATCAAACCCAAAAGGTACTAATTCTAATCCCGAATTATACGACATATCGAATTTAAACTATACTTTATTATATTCAATTTTCAGACAAAAAAAAAGACAAAAATATGTATAAAAGTCGTAATCTAATATTCAATCAATTTCATCGAAATAAGTCTTAAGTTCCATCCTTTTATTTCTATTCCATTTTTAACAAATTTATAAGCTTTTAAGTATACAGAACATTCAACTTTATGTTGTTTAAGCATTTCAATCGGAACTCTTTTTATTAAATTATTAGATTCATCGGGTAATAAACATATACCATTTTTTTTACAATTTATTAAAAAATATTTATCGTCAATTATCGGATTATTGCCTTCTATCGTTTTAGACTTACTTAATAGATATCGTTTAGTAAAACTTATATTTTTTTCACAATCATAATCATCGAGAAACATCAATTTAGCACGGTCATATTTATCATAATCAACTAAATAACCTTGTAGAGTTAATGGTTTATGCATCATCTATAATATAGTAATTAAATTAATGTTTATATAAACATTATACAAGTTCGTTCATTTCTACATTACAATATTCATCATTAGTATGAGATGCAGTTTGACGAGCATCCTCAGCCGGTGCGGCTAATTGCCGGGCCTTGCAAAATTTCCGGGCGGTTAATCCCACATAATCGGATGTACCATATGAACGACCGGTTTCCTCTAATATGGTGCAAGAACTCGCGCCAGTAGCCATTCCATTGAGCATTAAACTATCACACCATCTTTTATGAGACGCGCTAGGGCCTTCAGACCCCGACTCTAAAGCCATTTCTTTAGTAACCTCTGAATAATCCTGATTAAATAAATCTCCGGCAGGTGGTATAGGCCCTGCGCTAACAACCCGTCTTTCAGCTTCATCATTGGACATACCTTCCCTTCCGGACGAAGCCCTTAATCTTGCATCTCTTTGACAGGGGCAGCTATTATCGCATCCACATCTACCACTAGGGCAACCACATCCGCATTTATTTCCGCCAGGGCATCGACCTCTCTGCGGCAATGTAACACTAGCCATTCCGCGGCATCTGCAATAACCCTTCCGACAACCGCATGATAATGTCATATTTGATTCATCGCAAGAAGAACGCCCATTGTACCATTTCCATACTACTATAATTAGTAGTAAAACAATAATCCCCGATAGAACATTATCTAATTCTGAACTCATTTTTACTTTATATTAAGTCTTTATATTATGTGATTTAAAAAAAAATATTAATTAAAATGAAATATATACTTCACTTATAATTATCATTCTTTAATTCCGTAATAATATCATCTATATTATTTTTAACGTATGTTTTTTGGTCAAATGTTTTTGGTTTATTGATTAATCCAATATTCTTATTTCTACATAACATTAAATAATCGACTATTGACCTGTTTTTATGAATATAATCATAATTACTAATTATATTAATATAAATATATCGTAGTCTGTTAAGTGATTCTACCATTTTTTCATTATTTATTAATTTTTCAATTTCGCTTTCCGCGGCATTCTCTAATTCATTCATATTAATAGAATGAAATTCTGGTATATCCTCCAAATCCGGTACTGTATCATTAGCAGAATTAAACATACAGTTTATATCTAATACCTTTTTAATCTTATCCTGAACATTGCAAACTATTTTTGTATGATAATTTAAAATCTCACCCAATTTGGTAATATTATCACGCACTTGTCTTTTTAATACTGTCTGCCTATCCTTAAATGCGTTTTCTCTAATAATAGAAAAATTCCTGGATTTTCGACCAAAGTAAATATATTGCAACTCTTTAATTTTATCCGCTTTTTTCTCAGCATCCATATCTTTCACTAAATTATCCACATATAACTTCCCATATCCTTTAATATGTTTTAGAGTTTCTTTCTCGGCTTTTTCTTCGAGCCATTCTTCTAAATTTTCTAAATCATATGCACCGCTTAATAACGTTATAGTCTCATTACCGCAATACTGTTTTATTTTATCAGTAACTACGTTATTAGCAATCCTAAATATTTTTTGATATATTTTTCCCTTACTTTGATAATTTGTGTAATATTTCTCACAGTAATTTTCTATAAATTTACAAGCGTTATTATATATTTTATCCTCGGCTATTTTAATATCGGCATCATCTGTACTGGTCGGAATGACATGAAATGTTTCCGCATATGTTATTAGTCTGGCTAACTGACCATTAATACTACCTTTCATGTAATAATCTATGTCTATTTCTAATTTCTGTTCGACGGCCCTGTGTGAATACTCCATCTTTTCACCGATTGATAACTCTTTTTTTCGCCCTCGTTCGTCATATTTATATGGATTTCGTTTTACTATTACGTAGTCAAAGCGTTCATATGGTTTAACGGCAACCCCTTCGGATATCATGCGTGAAACAAATGTATGTATTTTAATATTTTGTTTTATCGGCTTATAAACATCAGTCATTATAAAGTCGTTAAAATCCCATTGAGTTGAATATATATCATCTATTTTTTTTTGCACCAATTCCATTAAAGTATATGTATTTTTTAAACCCACGGAATCCCACATTATATTCATACAAACCTTTCTTAAAATTTCCGATACACCTCTTTTCTTAACTTCTAGACCTCTTATAAATAAATTTTTTGGACTAAAATTCGGTATAGAAATATGTGGAATTCCATAATATTTCTTCTTTGCTAGAAATGCAACGGGGAATAGAGCTTCTTCATATGCCATTTTTAAGAATTTAGTGCCGTTATCCGCAATCAACATATCATTAACTGACTTATTAATTATTTCTATCTCATTAAATGTAATCTTTACCATTTCAGTCCAATATGTTAATTTATCTATCTTTCCAGTATAATAAGATTTATCTATTTCATCAAAATGATGCTCTGGCATTGATAGATATAAAGAATCAGTATCCCCATACATAACACCACATTTTTTCTCTTCTACATGTCGCTGGACTAATTTTATATTATCCTGCCCTGCTGAAGTAATGGCCCCTGCTAATTGAAGGACAAAGAACGGGGATAATTTATTACCAGACTCGCCATAAAACGTATTCATAAAAACCTTTAAAGCTTTTTGTTTTGAATCTAAGTAATTGAAATTAAAACATACATTTTCGTATTCCTGTTGTATTTCGGGTTCTAAAAACTTTTCTCTGGGCAATGTATCTAATCGTTCCTTTTCAGATTCCCATTTATGTAGTGATTTTTTCAATGTATTTCTATTATCAAATAATTCTTTCAAAATCATAGGGTAAACTCCAAATTTATAATCGCTATCAGTAGGATCGAATATGTTTTCATGTCTAATAGACCAACCCCGAACCCATCGCCCATTATACATGAATTTTATCTTATGTAGTTTAAATCCTTTATCGTGAAGCTCACGTGCTAATTTTTGTTCAACAATAATATATTCTGGCGAAAGATTATACGCCATTATTAGTGAAGGGTATAAACTAGAGAAATCAAGCCCTGTAATAGGCCTACCAGTGTTTTCCCGTAAAAATTCTATAAAACAGCGTCTCAACGGTTTTTTATTATTAGCTTCTCTATATTCTATTATTTTCTGCAAAGATTTTTCATTGGTTTGAGTCCCGTTTTGAATAATTATTTCTTTGTATTCGGTTATTTCATCATCGGTTACGTCGTTCCATTCTGCATATTTTTGATTAATCTTTGCATTTTCGCGTCTTTCATTAAATGTTAATTTACTGGTTATTAATCCTTTTTTAGGCTGCACGACATGAGCCCCTGGATATTTACCATCATCGGTAATATTATTAACCGTAATATTGGAAAACCTAATATTATTTTGTTGACCACGGGCTATAACCAAATTTCTGACTTTCATACCATTGGCCCTATATAATGCATCAAATAATGACGTATATGATAAGTTAGCAACTTCACGGCGATCCATTATGACTGACCTTATTTTCATTAACTCATGACATCTCTGTGCGTCTATAACGCAATAGTCTGCGATTTCGGCCATTTTATCTAATAAATAAGGTTTATTAAAATCTATATAATCCATAATGGTATTTTGAATGGTTTCATCATTTATTAATTGCTGTAATAACGATTTAATTCTATTTTTATAATTAATCATATTCTGAGTTTTGGTATATATTTCAAACATTTCTTGATAAGGCATGTCTTTCTTACCCCCTAACTTGTTCAAAGCCAAATAGAAATTAAGATTGGATTGCTCTGCGGTAGGATATAATTGTCTGAATATTGTCCTTAGGTCTATATTAATATATCCAGGAAACACCAAACTATATCCATCAGCATAGGCATCGGCTTCCAATTTAACCTTCTCTTTCTTATAATTATAGTTCATTATTGATTCATCATCATAATTTTTCCAAGGGATAGTTGCGTCAAGACATTCAGCCAAGAACTTTAAAACGCCTGGATATGATTTTCCTCTTTTCACAAGCCACGGCCAATCGTAATCAGAATCATTAAAACCTATATGTATCTCAGGTTTCATTTTATGTATCACTTTACCAAATGCTTTAATTAATTTTTTCTCGGTATCACATACTATAGTCAAATAATTCGGTCGCGCATCGGCCTCGGTTTCTACAAGACATACCCTTAACAATTGATTATTAGAATGATGCCATTGAAATGTCATACTAATTACAAACATTTTATGTTCAGGAATCTCTGGTTTTGGCAATTGTCCGTCTGGGCTATATGTTTCTATATCCCATCCCATAGTCATAGTATTATCCTTAATTAGTTCGTTACTATCATATTTTTTAAAATTAGATATATTAACTTCAAAAACACTACCATGTATAGAAGAATAACTTCTAATATTGTAATCCGTTATACTAACCCACGAACTAAATGTTATCAAGTAATCTCTGCACACAACCCTATAATAACTACTAGTATCATCAGAAGTAGTTTCATATCCTTTATCTCTAATAACTTTAATTGCATCTTTACGAGTCTTTAATTTGTCAAAATAGAAGCGAGCAAATGTTTTTCTGTCTTTCTGATAACCTTTAAATTGCTTACCTTTAATAATCTCAAAATCATCAGGAGTCGCATATTTAGTACTTTTTAACATATTATATAAATCCAATGCAACACCGCTCTCATTCGAATCCTCTTGAGTTGGAATAACAGCCTCGAAATAAGGCCTAATACCGCTGATTACTACAGTAGCACGTCGCCCATCCAATAAAACACCAAACAACACAATTTTATATTGAGATTTATCATATTTTTTATATTGCAATGACATTTCGTGTAAGCTATTAGGCATAAAAAGCAGTGATTTGCATTTTTCAATATTTGAACTAACTTCCTTATATATATTTTCGTCTATAAAAGAATTTCTAACTGGTATATTTTTAATATCTTCATAATTTATTACTAACCCATGCAATTCGGAAACGGATAATTGATTCATCATTAGAAACCGTTCGATATTATGTATAATATGTAATATTTCAATTTTCAAACAAAAAAATATAAAACTAATACTTTAATTATGCATTATTCAAAATATCATAACCCCACTTATCACCCCAGTTATTGACCCAGTTATCACCTTTATTGCCACACTTATTACTTAAATCATGTAAGTTACAATCAGGAGTTCCGGGTAGAATATCAATTATACATTCATTTTGTTTACCATATTTAATCCCATCATCTGAAAATGCATCATCCGAAAATGCATCATCTGAAAATGCATCATCTGGGTATTCTGGATATACACTGTTAGTATCTGATAAATTTAATGTTGTATTCTGCGAATATTCTTCATTGTAATTAAATAAATTAGACGAAAATATTTTACTGCATTTATTGCATTTAAAATTGTTTTCTTTATCATCGGAATTCCTAAATGAAACAACTCGTATTTCATTTAGCGTCGACCCATGTATACAAGTTTGACTATTACCCATTTAAATGGAATCGAATCCTTAAAATAATAATATATTTTATATTCAATTTTTATTTAAATCTTAATCACTTATTTCTATTGTTATTAATTCATCGGGTCTTCGTATAAATTTAAAGAATGATATAACATTATCTGATAACACTGAACTAAAAATCCACTTTTCTTTAACCGGATTAAGAATATCTGAAGCCATAATTTCAAGTATATTTTTATGACTTATTTTATCTATGATTATTTTTTTATCCTTGCAATAATTTTTCGATTGTGCCACTGTTTGACATGGTATAAACATATTAGGAAATTCAAAATCTTTAATATCATCTACTTTACCATATTTGATGAATTTATAAGATAGTTTTTCCAATTCTTGATATAATTTATCCTTTGGTAGTTTTTTAATCCTTTCAAATAATTCTCTATCGAATTTATAGAATGAATCGTCTATTTCATCGAATAATTGATTTTTATTATGATGATTATTAATATATTCACATATTTGACTTCTTATTTTATTATAATCATCACAATCTATTACTAATTTTGATATCTCATTCATTAATTCATCAAAATCTTTATTGAAATTACCTAATAATGTTTTCTTGATTTTTTTACGTAATTCGGTATTTATCTGTTGATTAAACAAGTTCATAAATTCCAATAATACTAATTGATATAAATTAGTATTATATATACTTTTACCTATAGTATTACATCTATTATCATATATAGCTTTTGTCTTCATAAAAATTTGTTTGTTGACTATATCAGGGTCGTAATACATTTGTATTAATTTTGTTTTCTTAATTTTGAATGCATTTGAAACAGTAATGGGTGTCATATAATAATTTATATTATTTGATACAAATCCTATTACATTTGTATTATTATTGATTTTTTTATTTAATTCGGATAAAATAATCCAATTTTTAATTGTAATATATGGATAAATGGGTTGAACTCTTTCCTCCAAAGGTAATACTATTGACGCGTTATTGTCTAACATTCCCGCTTCTTCTGACTTTACGGCAACCCAATGATTAAACTCCTTTATAAATCCATTTAATGTATCAAATGTCATTTTATGTATATTTCTTGAAAACATTTCGTACGTTACATTAATCTTTTCGGTTTCGAGGTGATATGAAAGTTCTATAGGTATATAAATATTCTTCCCATTCTTTGAAATTAGATGTACATAATAACACATATTAGACCCATTTATAAATAATTTTCCTATTTTATAATTCGATGTTTTAGCAAATTTAAATATTATTGAAAGATTAATATTATCTATGACTTTCTTACTCAATTGTTCGGTAAAATGCGATTCTACTAAACGACTTATCAAAATGATAATACTATCATCATATTTAAAGTATGTTTTGGTAAATACCCTTAGTTTAAAAAATACATTTGTATTAAGGAAATAAATTGGAAAGTATTTATTATGTTTCTTAAACACTATAATATTTTTAAATTCGGGTGATAAAAACTGTTCTTTACTTGATATATAACTGGGTAGGCTTAATTTTACTAAGTCATTCTTTTTATGCTTAAAATGAACAATATTAACATCTAAGAATAGATAAGCTATATTAATAAATATTTTATTCCATGGTATGTCATCATTAATTTTCAATTGATTAGGTTCTATAAAAAGCTCGTTTAGTGTATGTATAAAATCATTCATGTTAGGAAAATATCGATATATTTTTCCATTTAATAATATGTTAAATTTATTAGGATTTAGTTTAATAGACTTTACTATAGTGGCAAATAATTCATTTATGTCAATAGACAGTGCGCTAATTAGTATATTTAATATTCCTACATTATTGACGCCATTTAAAGTTTGCTCAACTCCGTACATATAATATCCTTCATTTGAAGAGCATTCTTGATCTACTCCTTGATTTTTAACTGAATATGTTTCGTAGAATAGAGATTCTAAACTATCTTCGGGCAATCTAGATAATCTACCAGGTTCTACATCCTTACCATATGTCATTATATACCTAGATCCAAGTGTTATAGTTCTCTCTTCACTTGTATATTTATGGTCTTTAATGCACATATCGTAAATTTTTAATTTAGCCTCTTTGGAATCTTGTTCTAATTTTGTTTTCTTGCAGCATGGAATGCAATAATCTTTAGGATGCCGCTTTATTATAAATTTTATATACGGATATTTGGTATTAGGGCATACATAATATGCATCTTTGTTTGTTGTAAAGTTCCAATATTTTATAGCATTTACCTTTTGTTCTTTAGTTAATTCATCATATCCTTGTTTATTTAATAATAAAGGTTGGTATGGTTTTTGGCATATCTTTGAGTATACATTTTCGGTCTTATATAACTTTTTAAAATTATATAAGACGGGGTCCTGCTCTTTTAAGTTTCTTAACATCTTTTTAATTGGTTTATTTGACTGATTTTTATTTAAATTGTTAGTTGGGGCATTTTGCTGCGTATCATATAGGCTAAACATAGTCATAATAAAATTATAAAATATAAAAAATTCATTTTCCTTAACTCCTACAATTTCTATTTTAATATCATTCATTCTATGAAACAGACGTGTAATTCTGGTTTTCTCAAATATTGTATACCATTTTTGTTTTATAGCCCCATCCGTTAAAAAATCATAATAATTATTTAGTGTCGATACCCTTTCTATGCGGTTCGCTTGAAATTGATACATACCTTTAGAAAAGTAATATTCCGCAACGTTACTACTAATGTCTCTTTCGCGAACCATACCAGCTTTCCGGAAATCAACCATAATATTTTTAATTATATCAAACTCTTCTGATGTAATCTTCTTTTTATAGAACATACTCATACCTATTTCGGTAAATTTAGAATTTTTATTAGTCATAAATGGTATTGTCTTCTTGTTTATCAAGACATAATTACCGAATGAATTAATAGTTTCTATTATAGGCATTGTTATATTTTTTAGTATATTCAATATATCATTAAAATCATAATTATCTTCTTCATTCCATGCCGCCTTTATTATGTAATTTCCATTTTTGTAAAATATTATATTTATAGTTTTAACCGTTTCTAATGATGGTTTAATCTTAAATATAATACTATCGGTTTCAATCGTGTCTTTAATAAAATTATGTTTTTTATATGATTTATTTAATGTTATCTTTTTACCTTCGTGTAATACAAGACATTTAGAAGCTACAATAGTATCATTTAATGCAAATTTATCAAACAGATTACGTAAAGATAATATAGATTCTTTACTATTTTGAAATTTTAATACGCTTATATTGGAATATACTATACTATTTGTAATTAATTCTCTGATTTTTTTAAGATTATCTTTTTTCTTTGGGTTATTTATTAGGTCATTCTTAGTATCTATTATTTTCTTTTCCATTTTAAAAATTTTGATAATGTCATCTATCGGTTGATGCAATTCAGGAAAAAACTTGGAAATATTGACCTCTAATTTAATATATTCCGAAAATGCTGATAATGATAACATGGGCCAATATAATATAATAAAACTATAATAGATTAATTCCATTTGATATCTATCTTTTATGACATTTATCAATTCTTTTCTATTAGGATTTACGAACTCATCTAAATCCAGTAAGTTATATTCAATTATGCCGTATTTATAGTAATAATCTTCTAATATCGAAAATGTATCATTTGTCATAACTTTAATTCCATTTTTCCGTTGATAATATTTTGTAGAAACTGGTATATTTTCTATGGTTTGTGATAAACCATCATTATTATAATTATTCAACATTTCTTGAACATTAATATACAACAGTGAATCATTATGAAATATTGAATAATTTACAGGAAATGTTCTGCCTTGATATACATACCATATATGCTGTCTAAAAATGGGTATATTAGATACTGCATAAATTTTTTTTTTAAATTCTATTATTTTATCTTCCGGATAAACAGAAATTAGCGGTTCTGAAAATATAAATTTAATACTACTATCTTTGTTTGACATAATTTGTTCTATTTTAATATTTTCGGATGCGTGGCTATCTTCCGCATCATTTAATTCATCAAATGAAATAGATTCTATAGCACCTATATCATTTTCTATATTTTTTTCATCTCTATCAGTTTCATCCTTTTTATCAATGTCACTCTTTTTATCATTTTTGTTCAAAGAATTAGATGTATCTTGTTGATTGTCATAATTATTATCTGAATTTTCTATTAAATTTTCTATTAGAGTTTCTTCATCATCGAATGAAAATTCATCACCGCCTTTTTTTGTCCTTTTTATACCAAGCTTGTTTTCCCAATCCTTACCATAAAATTTCTGTAGTATTTTATTTTTGTCCGTATAATTTTTATCCGTTTCGGCTTTTAATAGTTCGCTCTTAACATCGGTTGGAACGATACCTATAAATATTATACTTTGTTTAATAGTGTTATTTTTCGAGATTAAATTAATTTTGATAGGATTAAGAGTAAATAAATTACTCATCGTATTTTAGTGCAAATTTAACTCAATTATATTATTATTATTATTATATAATTCAGTTATATTATTTTAAACTCATTTTATAAATCATAACTTTATTTTATGAAACAATCAGAAACGATTTTATGTATTGTTATAATTTTTCTAGTTTTTATTATTGCAACAGATAACCATAAAAAATTATATGAATTCATGACATCAGATAAAGTTGAGTCAAACATCGACAAAAGATATTACAAAATTTCAAATGCATTTATTAATGGGGGCGACGCTGCTGATAAATTAGCATATTTAAACGAATATATAATAAAATTCTTAAAATGTATAAAAAAGAAGTATATTATAGAAAATTATAATGACGTAGTTATTAAAGGATTTTACATTAGGATGTTGAACAATTATAATATGGATGTAATATTTGAAAATAATCCTAAAGAAGGCGAAGAAACTAGTTTCGTGACAGATAAAGGTGCTGAATTTGGCATCTGCCTACGCGAAAAGAATAATAAAAATATTCATGATGACAATATATTACAATTTGTTATGTTGCATGAATTAACCCATTTAGGTTGTATAGAATACGGGCATGGAAATGAATTTTGGGCAATGTTTAAAATAGTATTAAAGGACGCAGTGGAAGCTGGGTTACATAAACCTATCGATTATAGTAAAAATAATATAAATTACTGTGGATTACCAGTTAATCATAACCCATATTTTTCATAGAATGTTTTTATGTTAATAAAAAAATAAAAGCAATAGTATATTAAAATAAAATGTCTTCTGATTCTGAAACACTTCTAAATGACAACGCAAAACTAGGGAATAAAACGGGTAAAAACACAGAATCCGCTGAAAGCGATTTTCCTAGTATGGGAGTTGATCTTCTTAAAAGAATTAATTTTAAAGTTTCATTATTTCTGTTCTTGATTGGTTTGTTTATTTTAAGCGATATTTTCATAGATAAATTTCTACCCGTGTCTTATCAAGACGGAACTAATTGCCCAAATTCCAGCGGCACAGTTGTGCAATTAATTGTATTAGTAATATGCTATATCATAGTAGACCTTTTAGTTCAAGGTGGTATATTATAATTTTTCAATTTTGTTTTATAAATTTCACTAGCCATTGAATGATATCTATAATTAATTAATGCATCTATATACGGTGAGTTAATTGATGTTTTATTATTTTTTTTTGTTAGTTTTTTATAAACTAGTGGAAATAAAGGTAATAATAAAAAAATATACATATTTTTACGTGAATAGTTATACCAGTTAATAACGTAATATTTAAACGGTTATTTCCTAACGCCCTTCATTTGAATTGTCAGAATTTTCTTCTATATCGTCATCATATATAGAAACTGCAGATCCGACTGAATATTCATCGCTGTTTTCATCATCGTCACATTTATTATATAATATAGTAGATTTATATTTAGTGAATAAACTTTCAATCCAGTAATAGAGCTCAAGCCCTTCTTCAATAGAATTACCTCCATCGATATTTATTTTACCACTTCTTAAAACTTTAATAGTTGTTCGTTTATTCATCTTCCATGGCACAGGTCTGTGAAATTTTAATATTAATCCAAAATACCTTTCGCAATTATTTTGTATTTCGGCTATGCCTATAGTATTATTATTTTCACTTCCCATATACTTTTTAATCTCTTCTAACATAGTTGTATCAAATTCGCTACATAATTCATCTATATCTATAGTAGAATCAGCCTCTTTAAAATGCTTCAAAAGAGTCTCCAGTTCATTTAGTCTTATCAAAACATTAGAGTCGTATATTTTGCATATATAATTTCGCATAACCGAAATAAAATACTGAACATCTATTGTTTCATCCATAAATTCCTCTCTGAGGTAATTACGTAATATTAGTATAGGTGCTATTAAATCACTCATATCAGGCTTATTTACACCCGGTACTTGAAAACCGCCATTCCTAAATAATTTTATCTTATAAATTTTCTTATTAGAAACGTTATAAATTTCAAATGTTATTTGACTACTAAAATATTTGCCACTTCCTTGCAACTTTCTTTTTGATTTGGGTTTATTTTTAGGTTTACGTCCTCGTTTCGAAGTTCTTATTTTTTTAGGAGGAGGCATATAATCAGGCGATGGATTGATTATTACGCCATAATTGCAACCTATCGATAAAATATAACCGCCTACTGGTTTTGTTAGCATTTCTATAATATCTTCTTCATTGAATGATACATTATTAAATGAACCCTTTGCCGTTAAAGTGCTAGGTAATAATTCTGTTAAAATTTTATCTGTTTTTAAATTCCGGCGGTATACGTCTATCCTGTTATCTAATTGGCGTTTACTATATTCAGTGGTTCCGGTATATATTTTAATACCATCAATCATTTCATAATTCAAATTATCATGTTTATTTTCATATAGCTCGTTGATATACATTATTTCAACCTCTTTATATGATATATAACATTATTCATTTTTTGTTTAACGCTTTAATTATTTTCTAAAGGTTTTATAAAATAAATAGTATATAATTGAATTTAACATAAAATGGCAACAGGTGGAATATTTAAATTAATAACAAATTCTGGGGTTCAGGATAAACTCTTAATGGCTACCGATTATTTAAACTATCGGTTAAAATTAATTGAAGAGATTAATAGGACAAAAAAACCATCTAATAATGCTATAGACTTAGATAATTCTTGGTTGCCTGATATTAATATGATTAGTAAATCACATGTTATTTTCGTAAATAATACATTTAAGCCATTTGTCGCATCCGGATTTGAATATAACAAAGCCGAATCAAGCAGAACAGTTCTTGGCAGTACGTCCGAATATACAATACCGCAATTTGGTGATTTTATTAATGATTGTGTTTTACACGTTGAATTAAAGGGGTTATCGACATTAGATGTTCGGGATAGGGTTAGATATGTATCGTACTTAGGCCATAAGTTATTATCGCATGTAAGTTTTAAAGTAAATGGTAATTTATTAGACGAATATACAAGCGATGATTATAACGCTTTTTATGAATTTCATGTACCGCCCAATAAAAGAACTGGTTGGATGCGTAATGTCGGCCAAGAAGTCCCACATCAAGCGTTCTTAACCGC